TTAGTAACGTTAAATTGTTTCATATTATTATTATTTTAATTTGTACAACAAAGGTAAGTAAAATTTTTGAGACTACCAAATAATTTAGTACTAATTTTAGTACAATAGTGAGGGGATTTTAACCCCCACATTTATTTACCCCCACACACTTTTAATAAAATTTGCAGCTTTTGAATATTTAGAGTTATTCATTAGTTTTGTGTGCATTTCTTCATCTGTAAAATCATAATCGTGTTTTTCTCTGTACGCTTGTCCTTTATCTGTTAAGCAACGCAATTCCGCTTTATTCGTACCATCGTGGTGAGATGCTTCAATAAATAAACGACCACGTACTTCATAAACTTTGATATAATCACAATCTTTCCAAAATTTATATAAGTCGTCAAATTTATTTACATAAATTCCACCACTCATACGACCACGCCAAGTTCCTGCATATCCAACTAATAACATTGAATGTTTTTGTTTGTCAATAAAAGTAGTCAACTCCTCTTTAAAATCTTCCCAATTTAAGTTGTTTTCATCATCCATCCAACTATAAACCATATCATCGGTAATTTCTTCAACCGTTTCATATACCTCACATTCAACCATTTGTGCCTTTACCTCATCTAAATTATAGTCAGGGTAATTGTTGTAAATTTGTTTAACTTTCATAATTGTATTGTTTTAATTGTTTAACGGTGCATAGCTAAACCGCTATGTGGCATTTTACCAATAGAACTCATCAATCTTAATATCAAATCCTTGTAAACCTTTTATTAATTCAACAAAATTATCATATTGATTATAACCAATAATTCCACTTGTTGTTATTTTACCATCTACTATTTCTATATCACCCATTCTTTCGCCATTTTTTCTAATTGACATCAAATGTTGGTCTCTTTGTAAATCAAGTTTTTCTGATTCATAATTTTCGTTGAATTTTTTAATGTGTGTCATAAATTTTATGTTTTTTATATAATAAATTTTTTGTTACATAATGTAATTAACTTTTTTATCATTTCATAAAAAGTTAAAGAGTTTAGATTTTGAGGAGTTGTTCTTAAAATTTTCCAGCCCATTAATGTTGCTTCATTATATTTTTCAATATCTTTAATAAATCCTGTTGCTCTATTATGTCTTCCATATTTCCAAATACCTCCTTCTACTTCAATAGCTATTTTATAATCTGGAAGAGCATAATCAAATCGCCATCTTCGTGTTTTACTAAATCTAAACTCTTTAACACATTTAACATGTAAATCTTGTTCACAAACAAGTTTAAATAAATCATTCTCTTGTTCCATGATTATTAATCAACAATTATAACAGTAGATTTTATTACTTCTTCATCTGTTCTAAAATCTATCAATTTATTATTTTCATCATATTCCCATACTTTCCAATGTCCATTGGAATCTTCATATCCTATTTTATTTCCTTTATTATCATATTTCCACTTTTCCCAATATTTATCAGAATTTTCCCATATTATTATTTTTCCTTCACAATTATATGTTAATTTTGTCCAATGACAATTAGAATCTTCATATTTTGTTAAATTATCATTAATATCATATTCCCATTTTTCCCAATAACCATAAGAATCTTCATATCCTATTTTATTTCCTTCATCATCATATTCCCATACTTTCCAATGTCCATTGGAATCTTCATATCCTATTTTATTTCCTTTATTATCATATTTCCACTTTTCCCAATATTTATCAGAATTTTCCCATATTATTATTTTTCCTTCACAATTATATGTTAATTTTGTCCAATGACAATTAGAATCTTCATATTTTGTTAAATTATCATTAATATCATATTCCCATTTTTCCCAATAACCATAAGAATCTTCATATTTTATTTTATTTCCTTCATCATCATATTTCCATTTTCTCCAATAACCAGTTGAATCTTTATATTTTATCATATTACCATTTGAATCATATTTACTCTTTCTCCAAAATTTACCAGAATTTTCCCATTTTACTTCATTTCCTTTATTATCATATTCTGATTTTTCCCAATAACCATCTGGAGATTCATATTTAAGACTTGAAATATTTAATATATTGTGAAATTTACAAATATAATAATCAATCCAATATAATTCTTGTCTTGTTTTTACTATTATATTAGCTTTAGATGGTATATCAATTTCATGTAATTTGTTAAAAAATATCCAATATATAGCATCTTCACAAATGTTTTCTTTAATAAGTTCTTCTGTATTAATTCTCATAATCTTTTTATTTAAATTGTTAATTTACAACTTTAATTTATTAATTCATTAATTTATTTATCTCCAATTATAAAAATACGTATCACAAAGTTCTGTATTATGATATTTTACATTGTAAAGTGCTGTTTTAATATTGTGTGATAAAAATATTTGCGATTCTATCTCAATATTTATATTTATATTTATATTATTTTTCATAGTTATAATGAAAACTAATCTTGTGTTTAATCCATTATTTTGGTTTGATCTACATTCTATATTGAGATGTATATCTTCTAAATATAAATCTTTGAAATTTACATTTGGTGTATTATTATTTGCTTTAATAAAACAATCATAAGTATCAACATTATAAAAAATATTAACTTGATACTTTTCTGTAACTATACAAAAACCATTATAAGTTAATATTATATCTTTTATTACTTCATTTTTTATTTTTTTAAATATATATTTATTCATTTCCTTTTTACTATTTATCATCTGTTTCATCATCTAATCCATATCCGACTGTTTCAATAAATTCACACACTTTTAAAAATTGATCAAAATCTTCACTTTCTTTTACAATAAAATCTATTTTTAATTTTTCCATTAATTTAATTAATTCAATAGCACATATTTCTTTAGAATCAAAATTACCTAATAGAGTAAAGTCTACTTTTTCTGATCCTTTAGTACTTTCTCTGTAAAATATAGTAACTCTTTCCGTATCAGGTAATTTCGACAATTGATTTATAATGTATTTTAAACTTTTACTGGTTTCTATGTTAGACATTGTCGTGTGTTTTATTAAAAACTTTTTGAGCTAATTCTTTATCTTTTAAAAATATTTTAAAAATATCATATATAAATGTACCAAAAGGATAGTTGCTGTGTAAACATCTTGTTGTGTCTTCTTTACTTATAAACATAAGTAATGCTATTTTTAAATCAGATAATTCATTAATAGATTCTACATGATCAATTATATCTTTCAATATTTCTTCTTCATTAATTTCCATATTGTATGTTTTTTAGTTTCTTTGTATAAGATGTATCTTCTGCAAAAGTAGTTAATAATATGTAATAATTATCTTCTGTGTCTATAGATTTTGCATAAGCCGCTTGATATAAAGCATAATCTAATACTGACTCTTTCCAGTTATTATAATATGCATATCCATTTAGAACACCTTTACTTGTTGTTGGCCTAAGTTTCGCTGGTTTCATTCCAAATAAATTATTATTTTCTAGAAATATCCTACTTTTAAAATTATTGGTTTCTAATATTGCTTGTGCTAATACTATATCTGGAAACTTGATGTTTAAATTAATAAGTTCTTTTTCAAGATTTTCCTTACTGAAATTTTCATTAGTTATTTCTAATCTTATAACTCTGTCTATGTATGTTATCTTTTTATTGCTATCTACTAATTTAAAAGCTATTAATACTAATAGTATAAATATTATAGCAACATAAACTATTTTCAATTTTATATCAAATTCTTCAAATAAATGAAGATTATCGTTAAATTTATATAGTTTCATGACCAATCTATTTCATCATTGTTTATTGATTTTAATATAACATTTGCTTTACTAAAATGTTTACAACCTCTAAATGGAATTTTAGTATTTAATGGAGATGGATGCCCAGCAGTTAATATATAATGTTTATTACTATCTATTTTATCAATTATAGAACCTGCTTTATTACCCCATAACATAAATATTAAAGCTGTTTTATTATCATTTAAACATTTAAATACATAATCGGTGAATTTATACCACATGTTAATATGTGATAATGGTTTATTTCTTTCTACTGTTAAAGCCATGTTTAATAATAGTACACCTTGACGAGCCCAATTTTCTAAATTAGGATTAGTATAAACACCACAATTATCATATACTTCATCTAATATGTTTTTTAAAGATGGAGATTTTAATATATAATTTGCAAAAGCTAATCCTGTTGCACTACCATCATGATATGGATCTTGTCCTACTATTACTACTCTAGTATTATCAAACGTCGTTAATTTAAAAGCTTTAAATATATCTTCGTTAGTTTCTGGATATATTATTTTAGTTTGACGTTCTATTTTTAAAAATTTACCAACATCATCAAAATACTTAGTTTTGAGGATTGGTTTTAAAATATTAAACCAATCCTCACTAAATAACTGTTTCATAACATAAAAAACTTGATTATATCTTGTACTGTAAATATAGTACTTAATATTTTATCTAAATGTATAGTTTCATTTTCTAATGTCATTATATCATATAATTCTGAATTTTTATTTATGTCATAATCTAATATCTTAGATAAACTTTTTCTATAATTATCAGTTTTATATAACACATCATATATATCACTATTTATTCCAACACCATAATAATCTAATATCTTATTTTTATGACTATTACTTATCTTAGAATATTTTCCTTGTTTTATTGATTCTATAGTTCCTTTTAATTCATTCGGTATCTTAACAAGTACTATAATATTAGTACATGTATTATGTTCTGGAATAATAGATAAGGTTAAAGGAAATTCTATTAGTTTATCTTCTATTTTATTAAATTCTGGAAGATTAAAAAATTTATATTTTAACACAAGTATATAATCGGTAGTAGATAAATATGCATTCATTAGAAAAAGTTCTTCTTCTATATTATCTAATATCAACGGAACAATAAATTTTGTAGTTATATTTTTAGTTTCTTCTATAAAAGTATATTGCATATTTTCTATATCTTCTTTAATATCTCTTATATGATAAACAGTATCAAAGTTATTAATGTTAAAATGAACATAAGAATTTACTTTGAGTTCTTTCGGAAATCCTAATATAAATTCTTGATCCATACATGTAACCTCATCATCTTTAAAAGTAAATACAGGTTTATTAGCTTTTACAACAAAGAATCTATTACAAAATGAAATATTATATCTAGTTATCTGAGTCTTTATTGTTTGTTGTGTTATCATCTATTAATAATTTTTTGTTCTTTTTTACTACATAATAAGGATAGATATAATCGCCTTGTATATTTATATAATCTAAAGCTTCTATTCTTTCTAAATAACCCATATATCTATGTGTAGTAAAGTCTTTACCATATCTTCCTATATCTAAAGCTTTATCACTAACATCAAATAATATTACCATATCTTCTGTATAACTAACTACTACAAAAGCAAAACTAATATCATAGTCTTTATATAAGTATTTTAAAGCATCTACATAAAAAGAAGCTTGTATAGCATGATCATCTTTAAGATAGGTTTTATCAAAACTTAGCGCTGGACGTGAAGTTACTTTTAAATCATATATTTTTATCTTTTTAGCTTCATCATCTATATATACAAAATCTAATAATGACTTACATTGTTTATTTTCTATAGACCAAAATACTGGAAGTTGCTTCATTACTTTATCAGAATTTAATAAAGTAATAACTTCATCTATATCACTATTCATAATTAATTCTAAAGAAATATCTATGGACATTGACATATCTAAAGTTATTATTTTTCTACCATTGGCCTTGATAAGATCATTATAATAAGCGTTTCCATTATTTATCAGATTTTTAACTAAAGTATCGTCTTTCCAGTTATTTTGATATTCTGATTCACGTCCTATTCTTAACAATAAATCAGCTTCTTCTTCTAAAGTTGTCTTATTTTTAGATAACTCAAATACTTTATCAATTATATTTTTTACTGCTAAGCTTATTCTGTAATCTCCAGAATACATAAACTCTTTATCAAAATCACCATTTCTAGTTAATATACAATCTACGGCAGATCCAATAATCATTTCATCAGTTTCTTGAACTTCTTCTAAAAGATTTTTAGGATTTTTAACTTTTTTTAATAAGCTGCTATTTATAGCATCTACCTCAAAATATATGTTTTTTTCCATCTTTGTTTGCCTTTCGTACTGCTCTTAATAATTTTGTTTTTATAAATGCTGAAAAAAGATCTTTTTTGGTAATATCTTTAATTATATCACTAGTTAATATATAAGTATCGTTATCTATATAACCATCAGTTTTTAATTCTATACGTAATAAAAGCATAATTTCAGATTTAATGTCCATTGGTTTTATTAAATCAAATGTATCATATTTTTGAATTGAATCTTCTTTTAATAATATTTTATAATCAGAACTATATAATAATACTTTTATCAATCCTTTTATAAAGTTATATCTATATGAATTGAATTCTTCATTTTTTATATTTTCAAAGTTCCCATAACCATTAGCATATAAAAGAACATTTTTATCTTTGTTTTTATTTTTAGCTCTTATAAAAAATTCATATTCATTTTCGATATAATAATTAGAGCTTATAATAAGTATATAATTTTTTGATATTATATATCTATATACTGAATTAGAAAAAACATATGTAAAATCTTTTATTTTTAAGCATTTTCTATTAAACAAGTTGTTTCTAGAATATGTTATTGGAAGTTCGTCATTACTTGGAAATATATCTGCAAAAGCAGCATGATATATATTATCTAGTATTTGTAGCTCTTTTGAATAATTGCTATATTTATAAAAATAATTATCTTTTATATATACATCTTCTACATGAAAATTCATAACCTTGTAATAAATAATTGATTTAGAGATACAAGTAATTCAAAATCATAAGGTCTTGAATTTGAATATCTTAAATTAGTAATAAAATTAAGAGCACTACTTAGCATAACAGAAGCGCATGTCATTCCATTATGAGTAGTAGCTCTTAAAGTACATATATCTTCTGGTACTTCTTCATCACTAAATAAAGAAGCTTTATATCTTTCTATAATATCTTTATCTTTTTTTACAGTAAATACTTGAAAACTTTCTGCACCCATTCTTCCATCTATAAATACAGAATCTTCATTAGGTATATCCAACCAAAGATTAAATAACATTTCTCTAGCTGACATGTTATCAAAAGCTGAAAATACAATAGAAGGATTTAAAACTTTTAATGTATTACTAGCATCTTTAAGCATATATTTTTCTAATCTTCTACCAGGAAATATACTTGTTTCTACTGGTGCTGAAAAGTTTAATATAGTTTTAATTAAACTATCATATTTACTCTTTCCGACATCATCTATACCATATAATTGTCCACCAATATTATGAAAATTAACTATGTCATCTTCAAATATTAATAAACTTCTTACATTAACTCTAGATAGTAATAAAGCCAACCATGATCCAATGCCTCCTATACCTCCTAGTATAACATCTTGAAATGTTATATCCTGAGCCCATTCTGCATCAATAAAACGTAATCTTTTTTCATCCATAGATTTTATTCATTTTAAAATTCGTCGTATTCATTATATTCGCTATAATAAAAATAATCCTTTCTTATCATATCTAATATATCTGAAATATATGGTGTACAATATTTACTTTGTTTAAGATAACTAAAGAAAATATCTTCTTTATTTAATGAATTTAAATAAGCTAAAAATCCTTTTAAAATTTTATTTTGATTATTTTCGTAGTATTTTATTAAAGTATCTATTACTTCCTTTCTTACATCTTTATTTTTACCAGTAGTTTTTATACCAAGCTGTTTTATTATAAATGAAATATCGTTATCATTTAATTTTAATCCATTATATGTTTTATAATTTTCTATTTGTTCTTTTATTCCATAATTTGGCAAATTTACATTAGGAATTTTATTAAAATTATTAAAGTAATCTGGTTTTTTCGACTTTATTACATTAACTTCTTCTAAAACTTCATCATAACCTTCTATTTTTACTATTAAATCAAAAGTTATTACTTTATTTTCTTCTTTAATCTTTATAGATTTTCCATTAAATAATGTATAAGTTCTGTAAGTTTCTTCTAATTTATAAGCTTCTTTAGCTACAAATCTTTGATTAAAAGCTACAACTAAACTTATGTAAGGATAAAATGGAGATTCTTTAAGTTCTTCTTCATCAACTGAAGATACAAAAGCTCCCATAGAATGATGAGAATGCACTAATCCTATCATACATTTATCGAATTCAGGATTATTTGCAAAATTTTTAAATTCTGTAGGACTAGTTTCAAAACTACCTGACACTCCTATACATTCTATTATTATATCAATAACATTATAAGTTATAACATTATCAGATATTTCTGGTTTTATTAATATAGAACCACTCCATTCTATACTTCCAACAATACTATGATATAAATTTATCTTGTTAAATACTTCTTTATTTATAAACAATATATTCTTTTTCATTTTTTATACATTTTACAGTTAAATCATCGTCAAATCCTTTATCAATTATTTGTAATTTAATAAGATTATTTTTAAATGTATCTAAGACGATATTTGTGTTATATAAATCTTGTTCTATATCATTATAATCTTTAAATTTTGAACAAATACCTTCTATAGATATTTTGGTATTATATGCATTAATCAGACGCTTCATTTCACGTTTTATCATATTTTTTACACTATTATATTGTATAATATTATATATAGATTTTTTGGTTTCGAAAAAATATACAGGATTACTTGAATATTTACTTAATGTTTTAATAAATTCTTTATTAAATAAACTATTTTTTATATCATAAATAAAACTTTTTTTTTGTAAATGTTCAAATGCATCTTTTTCTTCTGGAATGATTATTTTACATTTATTTGGATCAATCATAAATAAATTAATTAATTCTTCATTTGTTATATCAAAGTAATTGTTAAAATTATATGTATAACGTCTATAACCTTCATCAGAAATATTTCCTAATAATATTTTTAAATTATTTATAAGATCTACTATTACATCTTTAAACAATTTTTCATCAAATTGTTTTCCACAATTGATATAATCAGAGATCATATAATTTGCTGTAACTAAATTACTACTTGCAAAAGAATCACCTAAACATATCTTAGATACGAATTTATAATTTAAACAATATACTGGTAATGTTTTTCCATTTACAAATTGATGTGAAGTAGGTTTAGCATTTATTAAGTTTATTTCTAATACAGCATCTAATAAACCGAATACTAAATATAAATCTCTAAATACTTCAAATTTATTTTCAGATTCATGACTTATTAAAGTTCCTAATTTTACTGTTATTAAACTATAAGTACGTTCAAAGAAAGTAGTTATAAACTCATCCGATAAATCTTCATATTCATTAATAACTTTATTCTTATAAGATACTGTATCTTCTCCAAACATATCAATAAGTGCTTCATACACAGTGTCTAATACATGTATCGATTTATAAATATTATTTGTTTCATTGCATACTAATATACCATCTAAATTTTTATATTTATTTATCGGGATTTTTAAACCTCTAGTTAATAAATATTGATTACCATCTTGATTTATACATGCACAGCCTGTGACTGAAAAAGTTTGTATAAATAATCCATTATTATCTCTTATTTCTATATATTTTATTTCAGAAGTATTATCTTCATTAACTAATTTAATATTAAATTTCATACAATTTAGATTAATAAATAAGTCAGATCTATAAATAAGATTAAGTTATAGATAGATCTGACTTATTTATGGTTAATACTTTACTTTAATTCTTCATTTATATCTTTATAATCTTTATTTATCTTATTAATTAATTTTTCATGATATTCATAATCGGAAATTAAAGTGATATTATTTATACGATCTGTTAATTTCTCAATTTCTTTTATTATAATATTTAGCTCATTTTTTAAATCCACTAATCTATTATTTATAAATAATAAGTTTACTACTCCAACAAGATTTTCTTTTTTATTCTTTTCTTCTGATCTTCTTACCTTATTAAGTGCAAATATTAAATCTATTTTTGATAAATTAGCTGGAATTTTATAACTTTTAGCTAAATCTTGAAGTTCTTTATAACTTAATTTACTATAATCAATTCCTCCTTTTTGTTTACTTTTATAAAGAAGTAAAGTAAACTCTGTATTTGGTAATATAGCTTCATTAAGAGATAATGTTATAAATCCTTCACGCACAATTACAATCATATCATCTAAATTTAGCTTTAGCTGTTGAGAAAATTCTTTTTTTAATTCTCCAAATGTAGTAGCATCACTACTAATAAAATCAAGACCTACTCTATCTGGTCTTTTGTAATAAATCTTTCTAGTCATGTTTTATATTTTTAGTTTCTAATAAATAATTTAAAAGAAGATTTAACTCCTTTGTCCCATACTTTAATACAAAATCTGATGGATCTTTATCTTTAAATTTTTCTGGAATATAAATGTAATCTAATTTATATATGTCTGAAAACTTTTTTGCATTTAATATTCCACATTTATCATTATCATACCATATAACAATATTTCTAAATCTATCTTTTAATTTATACAATTCTAATGGCTGTATAAATGAAACTTCAGAATTTGGGGCTATTGCAAAAGTATTAGTATTACAAAATAAAGTTCCTACATCTTTTAAAGAAGATGTTATTATCAATAAATCACCATTTCTAGGTAATAAATGATATCCTTGTATTATGTCTTTAGTAACATTACCTATAAATTTTACTTTATTATTAAACGGTTGATAAATTTTTCTTATTTTCGTATTATCTATTTGACCAAAGTCATAACAATAAGAAAGATAAGAACTTCCTATATAACGTTCTGAAATTTTAGTTTTAATATAAAATGCAGTTATTGGTGATACATGTGCTTTCTCTAACCAATCTTGTGTTATATTATATTGATTCCAATATTCTATATCTTTTTTTCTAAATTTTACTTTCTTAACTAATATTTTTGTTAGTTCTTTATTAGTTTTCCAATTTACTTTAACCGGTTTTTTACTTAATTGTAATGTAAAATATGCAATATCTGAATCTATTAAATCTAAATTAAAATCTTGTATTATTTTTTTTAAAGCTTCTTTATAAGAAATATTATATTTCATCATTACATATTGAAAACAATTTAACGTACCTTCAATTCCAAAATCTTTGTACTTTAATTTATTGTTATTAGTATAAAATACCCTGCATGAAGGATGATTATCTTCTCTTAATTCTGATTTAAAAGAGACATTTATATCCTTCATTGACGGTATATAATATTTAAATATATCATATTCTGTAATAAATGATAATATAGTTTCTTTTGTTAAAGGAAGCTTTATTTCATAATTTATCATTAATCCCAACTATTTTCTAAACTTTCTTTTAATCCAGAAGATTTATTATCACTTGAAACTAATTTATCATATCTATTTAATTTTAATTTTGAAGGATTAACATTCATATTCTCTATAACTGGTACAAATGATCTTAATGTTGCAAAATTATCATTATTTAATACAACTACAACTCGAACTAAAATTTTATTTGGAATAACCTTTTTTAAATCTGCAGCTGCAACTCTAATTAAATCTTTGTATGTTTTTACACCAGTTATACTATAAGATTCTCCTATAATATTCCTGGAAATATTAGCTATTATATTTTTCTTCTTTACGCTATCTTTATATAGATCATCTTCATTTTTTATAAAACCTCCTATTTTTGGCTCATAATAACGTCGATTTACTTTAAATGTATCTTTTATATCTGAAAACGTATATTCTATATAACTATTATTATCTTCTTCACTTACTTTAACATCACTTAGGTACATGTTTTCTATTATACCTGGTTCAATATTTACAAATGTATTTTCATTATAGTTCTCATCAAAATTATAATCTATTCTTTCCATAATTTATTTATTTATTTGTTTGTTTGTTTATTTATTTATTAATCACTAATTGTGTTATTGATTAATTGTTCTTCTACATAAAAATAATTTTCTTCTATCAATTTACTTATTAATTTTAAACATTTAATACCATCAATAACGCATGGAATTCCAAATAACACTATATTACCGTATTCATTTGCTATATCTACAAATCTTTTATATAAATAATCAAACAAATGTCCATTATTTATTATACCATTTTTATTTAAATTTATTGGAATTTTTATTGTTTTTCTATCTATATCTGTAACATTTACAAAATATATATTATCTTCATAAGTACCTATTGTAATAATAGTTTTATTTATACTAGTATTCTTATCTTTTAAAGCTGATAAAGCTTCTTTATTAAGCTTAATATGCTTAGTTACTTTACCAGCTATATTTCTTGTATATAAATATATCATAGGAAATTGTTGTTCCATTTTTACTTAATTTTGTAATTTATAATAAGTTCTAATACGCTCATCAACTAATGATAATGAATTGGGTATTAAAAAATCATTAAACATCCCGTAAGGAGTATGTGCAGTACTTCTATTTGAACTAGTTTCAAAACTGTAAGAAGCTTTTCCATTAACAAAATCAACATGTGTAAATAACACTATTGACATTTTAGATTCCAATTTTATTTTTTCTAACTTTTTACCATTTGTAACTAGAGCTCTTGATTCATTACCGTCTACATTGGTATATAAACTAATATGGCCCATCAAATATACTATTAAGTCTGGTTTTAAACTACTTATATTAACTATTAAAGCATAAATATCTCGTGCAAAATCATACCATTTATCATATGTCAATTTTTGAGCTTCTAACATTTCTCTATCTAACATGACACCATTTATAGTATCTATTACAACACTTTTTATTGTTGTACTTTCTGAAGCTCTTTTTAATATTACGTTTATATCATCAATATCAGATGTTTTTATAACATTATTACTTGGAAATATATCTGCAAATGGTAAAGGTTTTTTATCTGAATTTATTAAAACAGTGGATTTCTGATTTAGTCCACTATATGTCTTCATATCCCATTCTAATGTTTGTGGATCTAAAGATATTGTACCATCTTTATTAGTTACTATCGAAGTGGTTTTTCCACTACCACTTTCTCCTAATACACCAACTGTCATTCCCATATTATTGTTCTTTTGGTTCAAGAAATATTAAATCAGAATAAGGCAATATATGCTTTAATTCTTCAAAAAATAATTTAAATGTATCATCTTTCTTTAAATATAACTCTCTTAACGTAAGATAACTTACTATTATATCTTTAGTTTGCAAATAATTTTTAAAATAATCTTCTGAAAAAGCAATTTCTCTATCTTCTTTTAAGATTTTATTTATTTCTTCTAACTTTTTATCACTTATATTTTCGTCAAAATCTTCTTTTGTTACTCCTATTCTTTTTAATATTCCAATATAACTATCTGAATATAATGACTGAATTCTTTTATCTTCTAATAGCTTACTCCAGAATTTAATAGTAGCTTTAATTCTTAATATAACTATTATACCTTTTAAAGGTCTAATGTTAGAACCTTGTCTTAATACCATTTCTCTCAAAACATCTAAATCTTTTCGATTAACTGCTACCGAGGTTGAGTAATTTAAAACATTTCTTCTTACTTCTTCTTGTTGTGGTAACTTCGTTATTACTGCACTTCTCGGATTCTTCCTTTGAGCTAAACTTAAATTGTTTAATACAGCTCCAAATCCCATGATTTCTTTGATTTCTACTTGCATGTGTTTCAGTTTTAATTAGTTATACTTTTGATATTTAATTGTAAGTTCTCTATATCTTTTGCAAATTTATAAACTTTTATGATATCCAAAGAATCTGCGGGAGGTAATTCTTCAAAATTATTTGAATCGCCAATGAAAAATAATGGTAGTGATAAATTTGACTTACCATGTCTATTTATACTTATGGATAGTTCTTTAAAACAATCTTTAAGCTTATAAATTTCATATTTTTTATAAACTTCTATATCAAATTTATCTGGCGAAAATATACCGAATAATATATCACAATCTCTAGATGTACATTTATTATCAGCTAATCCAGCTGCAGATGGTTTTAATTTATCAATGATAGATTCTCCTTTATAAGTAAATTGTTGCCTTTCTATTTCTAAAGCCTGTTGTTGTACTATAACAGGTATTATCTTATAATGATTTCTTAATCTGGACAACATACTACTTAAATCTGCAATAGCTTGATATAAAGTTTCTCCTTTTTCTGGAGTAATTAATCCTATATGATCTACTATGACAAATACAAATTCATTTTCGTCCATTGGTTCATATCTATCAAATATTTCTATTTCTTCACCAGTTTTAGTGGTTATTAATTTTTTATATATCTTACCACTGTTTTCAATATAATTCATTATAATCTTATATATTGATTTTGGTGTTTTAGCATCTTCTATGAATTCAGTAAATTTTAATACTTCTGTCACATATGTGTTGTAGATATTTTCTATTTGATAAGTCGTTTCTTCATCAATGATAAAATCTTTGTATGATGACATCAATTTTTCTGGATTTATTATTTTTTTATAATCTTTAAATAATTTTCTAGATATAAGCATTAATTGTTTATATTCTGATGTTAGTTCTAAAGTAAAATAAAATATTTTTGGTTTTATATTTGTTTTACCTTTATTAGCTAAATACCAATCTATTACATTATAAGTAAATAAACTATCTGCTATTTGAGTTTTACCTGATTTTGGACCTCCACTTACTAAATAATATCTTCCTTTTTGAATACCTGCTATCACATTATTTAATTTATTAAATGGCCACGGAATAGTTATTATCTCGCCATTTAATCTTTTATCTCTATTGAATTTTATGGTTTCTATTAAATTCATAATGTTATCTCATTTGTTGGATTTTCTTCTAAGTTTAGTAAATAATCACATATAGATGCTAATGTACTTATACCATCTTTATATATGAAGTAATGTGCTTGTTTTATATATAAATTATCTGTATGTTCTATATAATGTTTTGTAGCTCTTAATATTAAGTCTTCATCTCTAAATTTTTTATTATTTTTATAAAATTGTTTTAACTTTTTTAATACTCCTTGTTCATCTCCTTTCTTATTTTTTGGAAATAACTCTCTTATTTTTTTAGTTAATTCAACAAAATCTATTTTATCTTTACTAAAAAGCTCTTCACTTTCAGAACGTAAAACAACTGTATTATCTTTATATATAATATAGTTTAAATTTTCTAATAATTTTAAAGCTTTATCAAATTCTTTTAAAGTATTATATTGATCATAATATAAATCTTTTACTACATTGAATTCTAATTCATTTAGTAATTTTAAAAGAATGAATTCTCTTATTGGAAGTTTACTCTTTTTTACTATATCAATATCTATTTCTATTATCATTTTTTGTGATTTTTATAATTCGTTTATATTTATTACTTCTGCTCTAGATAAATCAATATCTTTCATAGCATCTCTAAACCATTTCTCCATCTGTGTATTCTTTGTTTTAATTATAAATGCATATGCAATATCATCTGGAGATAATCTATCTAATCTTCCAAAACGCTGACGTGTATTTATAGTAGATCCAACATAACTTTCAAGAATACCATATTTTGTATTTTTTAAATTTACACTGGTATTTAATGAATTACAACCACCTATTTCTTTAACTTCATTAGAATTAAATCTTTTTAAATTGTACGTGTTAGTGTCTCTATTATTTTTACTATATATTCTATTATCTGTTATCTTTTCCAACTGATCATTAAGCTCTGAAAATAAAACTATTCTGGCTTCATGATCTTTCTCTCTGATTTTATTCTTTATTTGTAATGCTACATCAGCTCTTGTATTAGATAATAATAATAGATCTTTTCTGGCTTGTACTGTTCTTAAATAATTATAAGCTATTGCATTTTGTTCTTTAGTACCTTGTTTTTTCCAACCCCATGTAACAGCTATCTCCCAAATATCTTCTTTTAATTCTTTCTTTATATCATATATTTTATAAAATGGATTAGTATTTCTTTCTATTTCTACTAAATCTATTAGTTTCTTTTTATATTCTTGAAATTTTGAATCATAATAAGTATATAAATCTAGCTCTCCTTTATAAAATTTTCCCGTCTTAAACTGCACTAAAAATTTATGATCATTATCTAGTACATGCTCTACAATAAAATATTGCCTTTTATTTATTATACCATCTTTTGAACTATTTGTATAAGTAAATATTATTGGACAATATTTATTATATAATTCTAGTTTTTCTTCTTCATCTTTTCCAAAAGGAGTACCAGTTAATCCTATTACTTTGTCATATTTTACTATGTTAAATATGTTCGAGTATTCTTTAGTTACTACACTATGTATTTCATCTACAACTAATAAATTATATTTTTCTGGTAATGGATTTTCATATTTATAAATTAATTGTGAAGTTTTAAATTCAAATTTTATAGGTTTTGGTGTATCTTTATGTTCATATATGAACCCATATTTATTCTTAAATCCCCACTTCTTTAATTCTTGTTTCCATACTTCTTCTAATAAAACACGTGAACTTACTAGAACTACATTATAAACTTCACCTTCTGTATTTCTACTATCTCTTAATATGAAATCTAGAACCATTTTTGTTTTACCTGTACCTGTAGATAATACAACTGTTCCTCCATTATTCTTTATAAGAGACTCTACTGCCTCATTTATTATTATATCTCTTTTATCCATTTTATGAGTTTATTTAATATGAATAATAACTTAAGAATAATCACTTACATTGTGACTTTTTGTGTAAATTAAAAATTCTGGATTTTTAATTTTAACGTATTTTGGTAATACGGAATCTAAACTTTTAACCACTACACCTTCATGTGGTATTCTTGTATTTTTAAAATAAGCATTTTTAACATATTTATCAAAAATAATATCTATACTTGTATATGTATGGTCATCTTCTAAAACAGGAATATATTCTAAATCAAGTTTTTTAACTATTTCTTTTGCTTTATTTGGTTTGATATAACTATCATTTATCATTACATCAAAACAAAATAAATTTGTAGTTTTTAAAGAATATGTATAATTGTTTTGTATACCTTTTCCATATATCTCACCGTATATAATGAAGTTTACTAATTTGTTTGGATCTTCATTATATTTTACATATTCAAATAACTTCTTTTTAATTTTCAATCTTTTAGATATTTCTATATATACATTATTGTTTTTAGAATTTGATTTTAAATTTAAAATCTTTTTATGTGATCCTACCATATACTCAAAAAATGCCCATTTATCTCTTTTAATATAATATCTAAATAAATCTTTTAAACTTATTTTATTTTTTCTTACTATACCAAATCGTGCATTCGTTCCATGAATTTTCCTAGTTATTTGTAAAGATTCTCCTTTATAAAATATATTTGGTACGTCTTTAAAATTGGGTATGTTGTAATAAATTCTAAAATTTTCATTATCATTTAAAAACTTTTTGTCTGGAATAATTTTTTCTTGTTTTGGTTTATATATATTTAAAATATCACTTAAATCTTTTCTGTAATCAATATCTTTTATTTTATCTTTAATTAAATCTATAGGTAATATTAGACATTCTGAATATATACCTTTTAGTTTTACAACATGCACAGTATTATCTTTATGCAAATATTTTTTTATACCAAAAGATTGTGCTAAATCTTCTGGTATAATAGCACCTTCAGTTATTAAGATAACGTTATCATCTTTTTTAAACTCACCTTTTTTAACTATACATTGCCAACCTTCTACTAATGCTAATTCTATATTATCTGCATTCTCAATAGGTTTTATTTCTCTGATTTTTGATATATAACATACCGAATTTTTCATAAATTTATAAAGTTTTTAATTAGGTTACTATGTTAAGATAAGATTTATATTCCAAATCTAAGGTAAGATTTATATTCTAAATCTAAATCATTTTCAAATTTTTTTAATGTATCTTCAAAATTTTTCAACATATTTATTTTATATATAACTGGAACAAAATTTATGAGAATCACAGACTTTACTATCATCTATTCGCTCCATAATCCTTGTATATGCCCGCAATTATCGCATTTAAATCCATAAACATCGCATTACAGGCAATACTGCTTTAGTCCTCCGAAGATGTGAGCTATTACATCAACAGTCCACCCGTTGCCCAACATTTTATATCGTTGAGAGTTGCTTACAATAGCTGTATAATTATCAGGCACAGTTTGTAATCTTTCACATTCAATCGGTGTTAATTTTCTGATGTAACCTTCAATCAAAACTCCGTGTTTATCTTGTGCGGTTAAAGTATAGAACTTTTTACCATCATTAAATCTTTGTCCATTTTGTCTTTTTTCAATTCTATCAGGTGTTATGCAACCAAATAAATATTGGCCCATTTTTGCTGCACCACCTCCAGCTTCTCCAGTTAAAGTAATTGCCTTATCGTGTATGTAATAAACTCTATTGGCTTGACTATCTTTTCTGAAATATCCAACTTTCCCACGTTGCACTTCTTTGTCCAATATTTGCAATGTTTTGTCAAATGGCACGATATATTCTGAAAGTATTTCAAACCAATAATTACCATTCCAATTTGCGTATTGCCTCGCAGTCATTGTAATTGCTTTTTCTGGACTTAAAGAACAATATTTTTTCCCTAACTGAAATTCTGCATTTTTCGCAAACCATTCAGCATAATTCCCATTTAATGCAGTATCAATACTTTCGTTTTCGTGAACAATATCTTTAAGCAAAATACCTTTATCACTCGGAATTGTTACTCCGGGAATATTAGTCCAATAAAGTCTTTTTCGGTTTTGAGCACTTAAAAGGTTAGAGTTTATTTCTATCGGTTCTACCCCTAAATGTTCGGTAATTACGTCTTGGTATTCCTTTTTCATTTTCACATTTTCAAGTAAAAAATACTTTGGTTTACATTCTTTTAATAGTCGCACAAATTCAAAAAATAATTTGCTTCGTGGGTCATCAAAATTTAGTTGTTTCCCTGCAAAAGAAAAGC